AATTCCTTGAGCGCCCTGTACACCCTGTGCTCCCTGAGCACCTTGTGCTCCTTGAATTCCTTGAGCGCCCTGTACACCCTGTGCTCCCTGAGCACCTTGTGCTCCTTGAATTCCTTGAGCGCCCTGTACACCCTGTGCTCCCTGAGCACCTTGTGCTCCTTGAATTCCTTGAGCGCCCTGTGCTCCTTGTGCTCCCTGAGCGCCTTGTGCTCCTTGAGCGCCTTGCGCCCCTTGTATACCCTGAGCACCTTGTATGCCCTGTGCTCCCTGAGCGCCTTGCGCCCCCTGAGCGCCTTTATCTCCTGTTCTTGAGAAAGAAACTACAAGTTTTGTATTTAAAGGTGGCGTTCCTCCTGTACTCGCAATATAAGTTACAGGTACTTCATAATAAGCTCCAGAGTCTCTTGAGACTAACGCTCCAGTAATGTTGAAAATATGGTAGTATACAGTTCCGCTATTGATTTTACTACTAATAGTTAACGTACCATAAACTCCGGTAGTAGTAGAATCATCCCAAGAAGTAATCCAATTCGTGAGAGTAGTTCCGTTATCATCGCTTATGTTTATGTAAATTTTAGTAACACTGCCAACTGTCGCGTGGTTATAAGCTAAATAAGTACTTCCCGGATCTACAAGAGTTGTGTTCGTGTTAAAAACATAAGGAGCTCCTGCATTAAACCCTGTAGCTCCTTGAATTCCTTGAGCGCCCTGTACACCCTGTGCTCCTTGTGCTCCCTGAGCGCCTTGTGCTCCCTGAGCACCTTGTGCTCCTTGAATTCCTTGAGCGCCTTGTATACCCTGTGCTCCTTGAGCACCTTGTGCTCCTTGAATTCCTTGAGCGCCCTGTACACCCTGTGCTCCCTGAGCACCTTGTGCTCCTTGAATTCCTTGAGCGCCCTGTGCTCCTTGTGCTCCCTGAGCGCCTTGTGCTCCCTGAGCGCCTTGTGCTCCCTGAGCGCCTTGTGCTCCTTGAGCGCCTTGTGCTCCTTGAGCGCCTTGTGGCCCTACAGAACTAACACCACTTACTTGTTGCCACATTATCCCAGAAGTAGTAGCAGTTAATACATAACCACTACTTCCTAAACTATTAGAATAATCAAATATATGCCCCGATATTTGAATCCCTGTAGTTAAAATTTCATCTATAGCAAATTGCGCCATTTTAAAAACCTTGCACCTTAAGAATAATTACACAAAAAAATCTTTAGCCCCCTAAAAAGAGAGCTAAAGATTGCTTGAAATATAAATTATTTTTTATCTTCCTTCTGCCAAAATTTTCTTTGCAATATCAGGGATGTCATTGTCTTGAACTTTCTTAGTTGTAGATACTTTCAAATAAGAATTATTATGTCTACGGAACTCATTCAAAAGTCTTTCCTTTAGCATCTTAGTATTATCAATAGGAATTAAATTCATTTTGACTGCGTGATTTTGCAAATCACTACGAGTCATCATATTTAATTGCCCCATGTATTCATCTTCGCTAAAAGTACCATAACGATGAGCCCCATCATCGCCCCAAATTTGATCGAGAGTTTGATATTGCTTTTCCTCTACTTTGGCATGAGTTTGATTTAACTCTTCGAGGTTTTGTTTCTTTTTTCTAGCCATAATATATGTTAATGGAAATTACTTATATTATAAAATAAAAAACCCCAGAGGTTTTCCCTCTGGGGTTAAAACTTACTAAGTTTTAGTTAGTGATCACGCCACCAATAGCGCGAGCATCGACACAGATACGACCTTCCTCTAGGAACCCGTAGAAACCAGTCTTCTCTGCGCGAGCAATAAATTGGTCGTCAGGAAGAACGGTAAGTTGACCACCGCTCTCAGCATTTGTAGCCACAGGGCGGATAAATGCATCGCGGCTCAAATCAAGACCGATTGAAAGGTCATGAGAAGCAGTAGCGAAGGTAATTGCATTAGATCCATTAATGTCAGGATAAGTAGTGACGTCAAATGAATCAAATAGAGTGTTATATTTTTGATTCTTGCCAAGTTCAACTAACTCGATGATATTGATACCGAAAAGGCTCTCCATTCCGCCGCCTCTATAAATCTCTGAACGGGCATCTTCTGGCAACTGAGTTTGAGTTGTAGAACTGGTTCCGAAGAGAGGATTGAATGAGAAAGCGCGAATCTTTGCTTTTACCTCTGGGCTAACGAAAAGATCAGTTAAACCACGAGCAGAAGCATCAGAAGGAGTTCCGCCAGCAAATGAAACGTTAATTCTCTTGAAGCGAAGAATTAAATCATTTAAACAGGCGAGGTCGAAAGCTCTTGCGCCACCAACTGGAGCAATCAAATGCTTAAGAGCGCCAGAAGCAGAAAAAGAAACTGAACGGCCATCTTTGGTAGCAGCAGCACCTAGAGCCTTAAGAACAACAGCCCAAGCATTGCGCTCTTGCTTAACAAGAACTTCTTGAGCCATACGATCTAGAGCACCACTGACTACGTCAAGACGAGCTTTGCGAGCATATTTCTTATTGAAAGAAACGGCAGAGTCAAGACGATAAGTAGCGATCTTTAACTCTTGAACAGGTTGATCCACGTAATTAGTGGGAAGACCACCAGCAACATTTTGGGACCAAACAGAAACTAGACCGGCAGCCTCATTGTAATAGAGGTCAAGAGGATAAGAAGGAGAATCATCTTCATTATACTCCATGTCTCTATAAATCATGCTAGCAGTTCCAGCTTGAGCGAGAACCTTTTGAATAACAGGTCCGACGAAAGCAGCTAAAGCTTCCATAGCTTCAGCAGCCTCTACAACATTGCGAGAACCAACCTTTTTGATTAGCTCTACTTGTTCCGGCGTATTTTTTAATTTAAGTCTCATATTTATATTAGTTAGTTAGTTAAGTTGTTGGTTATTATAGGTCAAGATTGAGTAATGCATAACCATCGTCATCAGCAGAGCCTAAATAAATTCCTACTTTAGCTCCACCAGACCCACCATATTGTCCAACGTTGGACTCCAATTCACCATTAGCATTAATGAAAGCAGAGTTACCAGCGGTAGCTCCAGTTGCATAAGCCAAGATGATACCACGCTTGAGAATTGGAACAGTTTGCCCAGAGACAACAGCACTCAATTCAGCAGCCTTACGAGGATTGAAGATGAGCTTCTCGCCATTCTCGTCTGTCTCACGGACGTCATTGAGAAGAAGTCCAATTACTTTGCCATTGTCGCCAGTACCTGCGATAGTGACGCGAGCAGTAGTAGAATAACGATCAGAAACTACATTTGAATAAGAAGCACCAACAGAAACATTAGAAGTAATGTTTAGTGCGTCATCGGTATTTTTCCAACCGTTGCCAAGGACTTTAACGAAAGTTCCTTTGTTTACAGTTTCAAGGTCATAGGCGAAAATATTGATAACTTCATGCTCGCCATAACCACGAAATGGTTTAATTAGTCTTTTTGTGGATGAGTATGCCATAGTATTTTATTGTTTAATTTTTTATTTTGAAATTACAAAACCTTCAGAGCTAAAAGCATTTTGATATTTTTGCTTTAGCGTCAAGGATGGAGATACGACACCAGCAGTGATACTATCTTTTTCTTCAGTACCATTACTAATTGCATCATCAACAATTGTTAAATTTTCAGTAGAAGCAACAACTTCTTTAGAATCAGAAGCTATCATTTCTTTTTTCTCAGTAGCAGGCATTTCTTTTTCTTTCTTTGAAGACTTATATGCCTTGCTCTTTTCCTTCATGAGAACGCCCATTTTCTTTTTATAGGCAGCGAAAGAATCTTCATCAAGATCTCTAATATCATTAGCAATAACCTCTCTATCTTGTTCATCAAGTTCAAACTCCTCATCGAGAGAAGCCATTCTAGTAGAAAACTGCTCTTGTTTATCTTTGGAAGCTTTCTCTAGTTTAAATTGCTCTAGAGACTCTTTGACTGAAACCAACTCTGCTTTAAGAGCATCAGCATCAGCTGATAAACTCGTGAATTTTTCTTGAGCTTCTTTTAAAGCATTTTCCTTTTGTTGGATTTCTGCGCTATACTTTTCAGAGGCGATTTTTAGTTGTTCACCAATAAAATCCCTGATAGAAGAGGCAGTAGCTTCCTTAAGTAGCTCGTCAGTTATTTGAGAGACTTCGGATATATTCATATTAATTCTTTCATTTATTACATTAGATTCTAAAGTTTGTGAAATTTCTTCTGCTTTTTGCTCAATTATTACTTCGCTTTCTGGCTTTTTGACGCTAACACCTATTACATCTGCAGCTGGACTTGCTGTTAAACCAATTCCTAATGGTAAAACTCGACCTTTAATTTTTCTATAAATAGATTGATTTTCGTTTAGTTTGCCAGTCCCACCAAAGCCAGTTAGTTTTGGTTTTAGTTTTTCTATTTCTTCTTTGTCTGTAATTATAGAAGCATTTTCTATATTTTTCTCAGATCCTTCGAGTACTGCGATTTCATAATCATTATATCCTAGTTCCCAAGAAGCACTTACGCGCATATAATTTTTAGAAGTAGGGTCATTAGACTCTTCGATTGTATCGACTAAATCTTTATTTACTATTTTCCAGACTACGCCGCCTAAAGTTATGTTGTAGGGCTCTTTTTTATCTTTAACTTGCTCTTCAGTTAATGGTAAATCAGTTCCAAATTCAGAAAAACTAGCAGATAAAATAACTCCAACTACATTTGCACGATTATGTTCAATATTTATTGGTTTATTAATGAAATTTTTGTATATTTCTGTAGCTATAGAAGAATCAATTACATCACCATTTTTATTGACTCTATTTACAACACACGCATTAAAAGCAATTGGCAAAAGATCCATATTTGACCCTGCGTTAACTTCAGGAATAAAATTCCCAACGTCAATTAAACTTGCCAAAGACAAATATTTATCTTTTTCTTCAGATACTAATGGGCGTATCGAAGAACTAAATGTTGTAGAGAATTCAAATTTCATATTATTCTAAAAAATAAGTCACACTACCTAATGTTGAACTAGAGATAGCTACTCCAGAGCCATCTGGGACTTTTAGGGGGGCAGAATAATTGCAATTACCTTGAGCAAGATAAACTAAAACACTGCCACTTGTAACAGAATCAGCATTAGTTAAAGTTAAATTACCTTGAGTACTTATATCTGTTATAAAAATTCTACTGTTACCACTATTTGGAGGTTGAATTAAAACCCCAGTAGTAGTAAAACTAACAGTAGTTGTTGGTATGGACGCAATACCATTTTGAATAAAAGATTTCATTATTTTATATATTATTTATTTTTCTTGTATTGCAATAAGCAGGTTTGGAATTTTTCTTTGTCAGTTCCCTGTTGAGAGGGTATGCATTTTTGAAGGAAATCTTTGAAATTTTGACCCTCTGCTTCATACATTGACTTGTACTCTTCCTCTTCTTCGTAAAAAGCGAAGGCTTGAGCGCGAGAGAGTTGGTCCATTGTTTTGGTTAGGACTTCTCCCTTTTTATAAGTTGGACCTTCGTTAGTTACTTCATATGAAATAACTTTACCCATTTGATTTGGTAAGTCTTTAATCTCTTTTACAATTCCTTCGCTGCCATAATGATAACAATTCTTATTTACATTTCGAACCTTCTGACCAACTGTAAAAATTGGTTCAGAACTCATATAATTAGCCTCAGACTCTTCGGCAAACATTACATAGTTATGAATCATTACCATGTAGTCTTCAGTGATAGCGATCTTGCCTTGTAGGAATGACTCAGTTAAATTTTCTTTGACCTTCTCATTGTTTAAAGTGTTAAGAATGTTCTCCGCATGAGTTTTAATAGAATTTAAAGAGCTAACTGACATTTCTAAATATTCGTTCTTGTACTCTTCCATTTCGCCCTTTTCTGACTCCATCATTTCTTCGGCCTTTGATAAATCAGGCCAAATTTTTAAGAGATCACTTTGATTCCAAAGAGTAAAACCATCCCATTCTTCCTCGTTGGCTTGAGCCTTTTTCAAAGCATCCTGTTTAGGATAATCTTTATCACCGGGTTTTGCTGGTTTATAATTTTTGCCGAGACGATCTTTTTTCTTTTGAATATTATGCCAAAGACCTTTACCAGCTTCAGTTTCTGATGAAACTTCTTGTTCTGAACCTATTACTGGTGCTCCTGCTCTCCATTGATAACATGACCAATAACGAGCTTTCCATTTAGGTCCGGGATTAGTGCAGTTATGCCTTGCTCTAAAACTCTTTCTCCTAGCAGGATCATCTCTTTTGATTTCCATGTTAGGATCACCAAAGTTAACTTTTACGACATTTCCCTTTTCATTCTTTACATAAACAGAAAACTTCTTAGGGCCATCAGGAGTTCTGAATGGCTTGTTCAAAGTCTTCTTTTCTCTGTCTGCAGCAATAATTTTAGAAGAAATGTCGATTTCTAATTCTTTAGTTTTCATGTTAAATATATTCTAACCAATTAGCTTTTTCGTCTTCTGTTTCTAAATATAAGTCATTTATATCTTCGAAATCATAATCTAAAATAAATTCTTTAATATCAGCTTCTGCTTGATTAAAATCATCATCATTTGGTAACCAATTATCAGTAATATCAATTTCAGAAGCTCTAGAAATATCACTATCTGCCTTTCTATAAGCATCTTTAACAGGTTTTCCTGCCATCATTCTTAAAAACGTGTTCACACGGGCCATAGCCCATTGTCCTCTTGTTTTACCGGGTCTATGGCTAGAACTAAAAGCCCCAGCGCCTCTGCGATAAACCTTCTTTAACTGACTTAAACTAACTTTTTTAGAATATTTACTATTATGTTCTTTGACTTTGGATTTTAAAGCTTCAACTACTTTAGCAGAAAACTCTATTGCTTTATCGCTCTTCGTGCCTGCGCTGCCCGCAGGATTCTTGGAGGAACCCTTACGTTTCTCAGAGGGTTTAGAAGGAGTTTGAGCGGAACTTTTTGGTCCCGGTCTTTTGGATTCTACTATCTCAATATCTAAACCTTTAAAATTCATAGGTTTTCATTAATTTATACACCATAAAATAAAAATAAAGAAATTATATTAAACCATTAGTATTATAGTTTGTGTAATCAAATCCTTTTAATAATCCACTTATAAATAAACCTCTTTCATGAGGGTAACTATTCATATCCATATCACAATAAAAAGAATAACTAATTGAAGCATTTGAACCGATTGATGACTCGTAAGTATATGTTTTTAATTTTGCTTTTTTAAAATCGTATCTTATTATTGTTTCATTAGATTTATTTAACTTTATCGCAATATCGTATTCTGATTCATTTTTAATATTTCCCAAAGGACTACCGGAATAAAGCAAGTTTTTATAAATAGCAGAAAAAGAACCATCTACTGTAATAGGAGTATTTATTTGTCTATCTACTGGATAAACATGCCCTAAAGTTTTTAAAGACTCCCTATCTAATGGAATTGTAAAATTAAAGCTTTGAATAGCAGCGTCTTGAATTACTAAATTACTTTTAGTTTTATTTAAAGAGTTTGAATCAAATACATCTATAGTTACTTCTCCGGGTAATAGAACAGAAATCGGACTCTTAAACTCTTCAAAATTTTTATCATAATTTGGAATATTGAATTTAACACCTGTATTTAAAGTGCCACTTTTAGGATTTAAATAAGGAGATACTCCACTAACCCCACTGGAATAATATATTAAATTATCCGCAATATAATTTAAAGATGCTTGTGGAAAATTACCAACTTGCAAATTAACACTGTATGAAGTCATGTAGCAATTTCCAAATGCAAGCACTGGGAAACCAGAAATATTGCTGCCTATAACATCATTAGATTCAGGATTAATGACTAAAAATAAATTTCTTTGGTCTCTATATTTGAATGGATATTTAAAAGTATTATTAGTAGCTTGCGTTAAATTTGTATTAAAAGCATAATTAGTATCACCAAACGAGAAACCAGAAAGAATATTGCCACTTGGATAAATTTGATTTCCATCAAATTGATCTAAATTTGGAGTACCTAGTTTTACATAAAAACCCAGCCTAGCTTCATTTCTTAAGTCTCTAATTTTATAGGAAAAGTTTAAATTTAATTCTGGGGGGTTTAAATTAAAGTCATATACTGCCGAAGCATTTCCAATTTCTGAAAATTTAGATTGATTAGTATTAATCTGATAAGAGAATTGATCTACTCTTTGAATTGGCTGTATTAAATTAATCTGACCAGTGGGCAATGAATCTCCATTTGTATTTGTAAAATAATAACCGCTTGCTGGCGCTGGGCCAGTAAACAAAAGCTGATTATTATATATTACTCTATTTGTTGGCATTAGATTTTACTATGATAAAGTAAACTTGCCATATAAGAATCAATTTGATGTTCGCAAGCTATACTATGAATTTCTTCTATTTTATCTTTGTTTTTGTCTACTGGTGAATCAATATAATCTTGGATCTTATTCAACCAAGTGGTTTTATCTTCATTAGCCACTATAATCTTAGTAATATCTAAAGCAACCTCTTTTTGTTGCTCAGTTAATTTTTTAAGCTTGTGTTTTTTCTTTAAACTATTTTCAACTTCTGCACCTAATTTATTTGTAGTATCTATTGTATCTTTCAACTTCATGACACTAAATGAAGCTTTTGATCCAATAGGAGAGACTTTTTTGGTTGTTTGTTTAATTCCTGTAGTTCCACTGGGTCTTCCTGCAGATCCAGCATCTATTTTAGGACCGCCAATCAATGGCTGATACAAACCTTGATCTTTAAGGTTTATAAAATTATTTTGTGATTGAACTGATTCTTCGGCACTTGGAAGAACTCCAGTTTCAATAGCCTTAATTCCTTCTTCTGGAGTAAGAACGCCAAGTTCAACGAGTCTTGTATAAATTCTATATAAATTAGCATCATTCTTAATATCCATATCCTCAAAGAAAGGAGTAGGAAATACTTTGAATCCTATCTCTTTGGCAATTCTTTTAACTTCTGGCAATAAGAAATCAGTTATAAAAGTTTGACGTGCTTGTAATAGTTTTTGAGTTAAAACTGAAATTTTAGCATTAGCATTAGCAAATTTTTCATTTCCAATTAAAATATTATTTAATCCAATAGCTATATCTTTATCAATAATCTCATATTTTCTAGGATCAAGAATGTCTGCTATTTGAGGTATTACGAATTCTGCTTTGGTTGTGTAGTCTGCAATTAAAACTCTGCCAATTGATTGATTTAAGAAAAGAGATTGCATAGTTTTAATATTCTCTTGGTTAACTCCGCCTTGTTCTGGAGTTGTGCCCATTGTTACTAATAAAATAACTTGCTGAAGAGTTCTCGTAAGCGCCATATCCATACGACGCATTTCGATCTTTGCGCTAATGTCTTCGAGCACTGGAAAACCCATTGGCACAGCAAAAGGCTCATAGTCTTGCTTCTTGTAAAAGACTGCGTATATTTTTTTGGTATCTAAATGAAGTAAGACAGCAGTAGCTTTACCCTTTTCGACTTGTTGTTTAGCCAAGGGTTCTAATGAATTCAATATTTCTTGATCTTCATCAGTTCTTGGATTTCTTAATGCTTCAAGTTCGTAATCAGTTAAAACTTTATAATATTGTCCTCTATTGAATGATAAATTACCATTAACCTGAACATCAGCAGGATTAATAATAATATATCTTGATGGCAATGAAACTCTTGCAGCTAAAGCTTGAGATCCGAATACTTGACTTATTTTGGAAATGTCTTCTTCTTTTATAACTGTATCGTATCTATAAACGAATACATTTCCTGATCGATAATATTCTCTAAAAAATTTATCTTGTAAGGCTGTAATATTTATTTTATTAAATAAAGCCTGAAAAAAATCTCTTGAGCTTTTATTGCCACCTTTAAAATGAATAGAACCACAAGAAAGCTCCGTCATCAAATCAATAGTATTTCTAAATAATCCAAAATTATAATAAGCTTTTTGGCAAAGAATTACAGTGTCTCTAACATCGATATTAGATTTATTATAATTATAACCAGTAGCATAATTGAATGGAACCATTCCGTCGTCAATATTTCGGAATCTATCGGTTCTTTCAATTGTTGAAGCAGCGTTTCTTCTACTTCTGGTTTTTTCAACCGTATCTCCAATACCACGGGCAGGTATAGAACCTTCTACCATCATAGGAGCAAAAGATGGTTGCTCTTTATTTTCTTTTTTTGCCTTTGCCATAAGCCTAATATTTTATTACACTAATTATATCATGAACGGAGTAAAACCGGTTGGAATAGGTTTATTTTCTATAGTCATTAAATCATTATAGCATTTTGATGCCCATTTAGCTAACATTAAAGTTGTATAATTATCTTTTCTTGCTCTATTTGGGGAATTGGATCTTCGCAAGTGCTGTGGTAAATCAAAATTAACACTACCTCTACTAGTTGTAGTGAATTCAACAAGAGAGCATTGTTTTTTAGTATTATAAATGAGCATATCTTGTTGTTCGATAAGATCTAATTTATTCCAATCCTTACAATTATCTATAAAAATTAAACCCTCTGGTATTTTTTTATTTATTTCTTCGTTAAAGAATTTTTCATTGGCAGCAGTTTTTGAAGCGAACCATATTTTCTTATAATCAATAGATGCTTGTAAATTTTCATTGCCTCTTCTAATGAAAGTACTGGTAAATACTTGACTCATGGCAATTTGTTTATTTTCAAGGTTGTACTGGTTGCGTACTTTTTGGAGCATCTTGCTGTAATCTACATTTTCCAAATCAGAATTAAAATCGACAAATTTGATTTTATCACTTTCTGAATTTACAAAATCAGAATCATTATAAGTATTAAAAAAGATATCTGCCCCTGCATTATCACAAATAATAAATACAATATTAAAACTTGTAAGTATGTAATTTAAATACTTGACATGAGTGCTTAAATTTCCTAAGCCTGCATAAGAATGAACTAATACATCATTTTTATTTTCTCTATCTATTTCAAGAACTGCCATAGCAAAAAAGTCTGCATTTGGACTATCGCTCATGTTAGGGTCAATTGCTAAAATATATTCTTTACCAGCTTGACCTTTAATAACAGTATGAGGAGTTTCATCAAATTTAAGAGTGCATTCTTCCATTTTTTTCATACTAAAATAAGAGTCACTTCCATCAGTAAATTGAGCACAATACTCTCTTAAGAATGAAGCATGAGAAGAGCCTCCATTCTGAGCTTCTTCAGTAATGGAAGAATCTATCATCTCTGGCGGTAAAGATTCGTAGCTTAACTGTGAAACGAAATAAGTGGCGCTCCCCAATTCATTAGAATAAATTTGATCACACCATTCTTTATAGGTTTTATATAAATTTTCAAATGTATAAGAAGCAGAAGACAATGCTATCATCTTGGAGGTATTCTTGAATACTATTCTATCTGCATCTGTCATTGCTCCTTGACGAATTAATTCATCTTCTTGCTCGCGAATTTGAATACGCTCTTTAATATCTTGAGGCACAATCAAGAATGGCATCAAAACATTTTTAATGATATCTTCTGGAAGCAATAGAAACTCATCCAAGACTAATACATTAGCGCGAAAACCACGGATCTTTTCTCCGTTCAAAGGAATAGCTTTAATTGATCCTTCATTAATAACCCAATCAAACTCATCATTTCTCTTGCTCTTAGCACCAAAAGCTTGCATTAATAATTCAGCGCCTTTAGCTTCTACTATTTTTTCTAAATTATTGAAGATGTTTCTTGCTGTTCTAAATGTCGGACCAGCAATTAGTATTTTACTTTTTGGCTCAAAAATGCATTGCAAAAAACAAAAAACCGCAGCAGAAAAAGATTTGGATGCGCCACGACCCCATACGTTCATGCTAAAATTGCGGTTTAGCATTCCTTTGATAGCTATTTCTTGATAAGGCCAAAGTTTAATGCCTGAGATTAACTCTGTTGTAATTCCAATATTTGCTCGAAGGAATTTTGCTAAAGTTATTTTTGCTTTTTTATCATCAAGAGTACCTTTTAAATGATAATAATCTTGATTTAAATTAGGAATAATTGAATTATACTTTTCAGGAGAATACCACATATTATAATAATTTTAGATCATAACACAACTGCAAATCATATTTGAAATAGTTTTCTTGAGAAGTAAATATTTTTTCTATAACTCTAACTGATTCTTTTCTGCCATCAACAAATAGAAATTGTATGTATGGATACTTTTGAATTAACTCTCTGACATTATGGAAGATGAAATCTGGATTCATTTTAGTAGCTTTTTTATAAACATGAGGTAAATAATTAAAAGCTAATGCGTTTGACATCTTTTCTTCTACAATTATAACAAGATTAGATTTAGCTTGACCTGCTTTTTCTATTTCTCTGCCGAATCTTTCGTATCCTATGCTTAAAGTTCCTATAAAATCAGGGATAGACTTTCTTTCAAAGTAGAGTTTACCATCATAGCTTGGGTGACTAAATCCATAGTCTCCAAATTTTAAAGTTCTAACTTCAGAAGCCATATTAAAAATAAAAGGCTTCCTTTCTCTTGTATCAATATAAATAGTGGCTGTTTCTGAATTGGGTATTTTATCGTGTTTTAAATTTTCAGGATAAATATGTTTGTTTTTAAAACCAAGTTGTTCCGACTTTTTATAATAGTCACTAAATAATTCTTGAAGATAAATGATGCTCGGACTTAGTATACTTCTTAATTCTACTTGGGTTAAAGTGTAGATTAAGTTCTTCTTTTTTTTACGTTTCAGTAATAAATCCACGCAATATTTTTGTTGCTCTTCCCTTGTCTGGCTTTTCAACCAGCCTTTAAAATTATTCTTACTATTAAAATCAGAGTTAAAATATTGCTCTTTATTTTTAAATTTAATAATGGCACCATCATGCAGATCGTAGCGAGGAAAATACTTTTGATAGTATTCTATTACTCTAATTTTGTGGCTTTTTAAATGATGATTCATTTGAGAATCAGTATCAAATACCAATTCGCATATTTTGCATTTTTCAGCCATTCAACACCTCGTCTTCTGATATTCCTAGTATTCTACATTTCACTTCTTCCATGGATGAGAGTCTTTCTATTTCATTTTTAACAAGATTTTTTCTTCTTTCTGCTAATTTGATTAATTGAGCGCGAGAATCTTCTTCTTTCCACATTTGTACTAAATTTAAAATACTGGCATTTTCTTTTATTTGTTTGCTAAGTCTATCACTTCTTTTGACTTTCAAGTCATTGACAAGTTTCTGTTGTCGAATAGTCGATTGATTGTACTCATCTCTAGCTCCACTGATTGCTTCAATGAGAGCCATTGGAATTTTGCCACCACTATCTACTTCAGCATCAATTTGATTTTGTAGAGTTTGAATTGTTTCTTGAATGTTGGCGGAGATGACAACTTCTGTTGCTAAAACAATATATTGATCTACTTCTTCTTGAGTAAGATCTGGCTTATCATAAGTATAGCGCACAAAAGAACTCTCAAATAACTCTCTATCAATATTAGAAGAGTAACTATTTATTTGGTGCAAAAAACGATAAGTATGCATGTAACCAATTAATGCATTTATTGCTGTTTTCTGCCGTGAAGTTATTTTTTCTCTATCTATTCCTTCATGAACATATTTATTTATCCTAAATAACATTTTCTCAAATGTCTTAGGGGGCATATATTCTGAGTCTGCCAAGCTCTCTTCTCTACTTGTTATGACTTTAGGGTCAAGAGTCTTTAAAAAATCAATAACTGCTCTTGTTTCTTGATTCAAACTTGTAAGAGAATCATTCTTGAATAAAACTTTTGCCATTTCAAGAGCGCCCATTGTGTTCGCGTTGTTGGCGATGAACTCTCTTTGCTCTTGATTGAGCTCTATTTTATCTTTGGGAAGATACTCATAAGAGGCCCGTGCTTTAATTTGCCGGGTCGCTAAAAACTTTTTGACAGCTTTGCCATGCCAACTCCTACCATCTGCTCCTTCAACATCTGGAAACGCTACTCTAACTAATTCCAATAAAGCGGGTGGATTGTCTGGCCTATTGTTCCATTCATTTAATATTGCCAGTTTTTGTTCTTCATTTAAATCTTCTTGAGCTTTATTCTCCTCCATAAAATTCTACCTCCCCATTTATTAAGCAACGCTTTGCTTTTATGATAATGGATTTTTTAATATTTTTAATTTGCTTATAACCGGGCGATCTATTTTTCTCTGATGTTTTAAATCCTAAAACTTTTGCTACTTCACTTTCTTTTTTATTTTCTAAGCATAGCATTTCATAGACTACCCATTCGGCAGGCTTTAATACTTTTTTCAAAGCTATGCTTAAACTTTTAGTGCTTCGCATTAAATCAAAGTTATCGTTTTGAATTTCGTGCAACTCTTTTACATGATTTTCAAGAGGAAGAGTAACTTTTGTATTGTACGCATCTTTTTTACTACCCTCCCAATAAGCATATAGTGGGCACTTATTGCATTGCTCACCATAGATAGTACAAGAATCATCCCAATCTGCTGCCGCGCATTTCAAACAAGGTCTTGCGTAATTACCATAATTGTTTCTGATTATATTTTTGATTTGATTAGAAATTATAATATTTAACCAAGGAGCCAAAGGCTTTTGGGGGTCATACAAAGACCATTTTTTATGAATATGAATTCTTAAAATTTGCTCAACATCCTCAAAATCTATCCAACTTAAAGCAACAAGGTTCCATTTGTTTTTTCTTTTGCGAATTTCCTCATTTATTACGTCAATGTTTTTTTCGAAAGAGTTTTCATTGGATTTTTTAGACATTTTATTTTGGTCTTAATGTACTGGACTCTTTCTTTATTTGCTTTAATATTTCTTTGCTAGATATTTTGCCATCCATTCTTTCTCCCATGTAGCTATATTGATCTGGCACTGTGCTAGCGATACTACCCAAAGTATCTTTGCGAGGTTTTTCAAATGAAATATCTACTTCTAAACCTTTAATATCAGGAATAGGAGTAGCTTCCTGTTCACTATCGTCATCTTCAGAATCATCATCCTCAATATTTTGAGTGACTTGTGATTTATTAGATTTTAGATTTTTTGTTTTCTCTTTTATGAGAGTTGTGTAGAAGGGCGTGCCACAATTTGAACAAAATTTTGGTTTTGCTTCAATATATGAACTTGGGCTTCCACATCGTGAACAGTATGTTTTTAACATAAACAGTTATTGTTATTATATTTAAAACTTAAGAAAAACAATAGTATTAAATAAGTGTATATACACTATTCAATCATTATTGTTTGATCTTTCCATTTTTTTCTTAACCTTTTAACTCCTGACCATAAGCAAAGACCAAATGTTTTTTCTAATTTTATTATCTGTTTTTCAGACAAGTCAGGAAGTAATAAATGAAATAATTCATGCAAATAAGTTAAGAAATATTCTTTATCTGTTTGTTTAGGGTCTATTTCTATATAGTGTTCATGACCTTGATAAGCAAAACCAACTACCTTGTCTTTAGATAAGTCTTTATGATAGACTTTTGGTTTCTTAATAACAACTTTGCTGGTTATTGCTTTGGGCATATTAACAACTTATATTCTTATATTTGGCTATTTTTTGTACAATATATTGAGTAATTCCGCTTCTCATAATATCTTCTACCCCCAATTTGAAGTAAAAGATGCCATTGTCTCTGCTCTCTTGATCATCAAATATCCTACAGAACTCATTAAATCCTGACTTTTTACCTAAGTCATTCTGCATCAATGAATCGCCGCAAACAAATAGCTTACTAAATTTGCCTAATCTTGTTGCTGTCGTTACTAATGAATCAAATACCATGTTTTGACCCTCATCTAATATAATAGAGTTAACATTAAAGGTATATCCGCGCAGTAAAGATACTGGAAATGCTTTAATGCGTTCTTGTTTATTTAAGCTATCTATTGTAGATTTATTCAATAGCTCACCTAATTTATCAAAAAGGGGCACATTGTAATAATAAGTTTTTTGTTCCAAATCTCCAGTCAAGAAACCTGTTTGACCATCTGAACTTTGTACTAATGATCTAATATATACAATATCAGATATCTTTTGAGCTTTCATTAATTCCAAAGAGCAATAAACACTCAATAAAGTCTTTGCTGTACCGGGAAGACCATCCAGAATAATAATATTAGTTTCTTTATTTAAGGCTGTTTGTATTATTTGTTCTTGTTTGGGAGTCCATTTTAATTTCCTTATTTCAAAAGAATCTTTAACTTTATCCCTTTGTTGTATTCTTTCGGAATTATCTTTTTTACCCATGTTAATTTATATTACAGTTTTTATAATAATAAATGTAATTATATTTGTGAAAATTGAATTAAAAGTTCAGATCATAAATCCTTCAACTTGTTCGAAGATAACAAGATGTAAATGTTGTGGTATAGACTACGACAAAGAAGGATATTTATTATTTTTTAAGATGAAGAAGATAGTATACTTCTTGTTAAGCCTTGCAGATCATAGCAAAATTAAAATATGCGACGATTGCTTAATTAGCTTGGGATCTCTAATTTGCCTGAAGAATAATTATAATGATGTCACTATTCATGTCAAAAGTGACAATGAAACTAAAACTATTCAAATACCCCCTATTGCAGATATAGACTTAACTACTAAACTAAAAAACATTTATAACAAAGTTCAAGTTACTAATTAGTAATTGTTTGTATATATTTTGTATATCTGGGGGGCTAGAATGAATGAAATAATTTTGGAGTTGTATTAAGTCCTCAAATTTGCAAGAGTTTTTTAAGATATTAGCTTGCAAAGAAATGATTCTAATGTTTTCTTTTATGTAGCCTTTTTGAGAGTCTATTCTGTCTATTGAAGCTGTATTATAAAAATCGGGATTAAATTTTTTGTGGATATATACTAATTTATTATTATTGACTGGACAGCATTCGGGCGCTAGCTGTATTAAATCATTTAATGTTATTGAATACTCTAAGCCTTTTTTGCTCGCTCTTCGTCGAGCATGCGCTAATAAAGACTTCAAAAATAAAACTTTAGAATTTGGCCCCGTGTAGTGACAAGAAATGCATCTATTTCTTTTTCTCTTTGCTTTGGAATTGAAGAACTCTGATGGTAGCTTCATTTCGGTGCAATCGGTGCATTCTAATTTTTCACTCACTTATGGTTATATTATAAATGATATATTAAAAAAGGTCTGAAATTTTAGTGGCCTTGGGATTTTTTTAGTTTGAAATGAAGAAAGGATATTTTATTGTTTTTTTTATTTTTATAAATAAGGGGGGTATACTATAGTGATTGGTTTTGGTGGAAATGGTTGTTTTTTTTTGGTTATATTAAATAACGAGTTAGGGTAGAGAAAAAAGTATATTATTTTAATATTGTAGAGAATGAAATTAGCCCCCTCCCCCCTCTCTTTTAGTAAAAATATGTCTTGATTTTTTCAAAAATAGGGGGAGCGAAACGAGGTTTCGCAGCGAAAGAAAAATGCAGTGAGACGTTGACGCAATGTGAGACTTGGGGCAGTCTCAGGCCATGGAAACGACCCCTCCCTACTACTGGGTTGGGTGGAAAGTAGTAATATGCTTTTGTTTCTAATCTTGATCATTCTAATATCAACACAATACAAATGAAATATCAAATTGACACCTTAGACTTCATGCGAGTAAACATGGCTCTTGGCCATTTGGTTGCTTCATTAGAGTTTGACGTCAAAAAATATGGACTAGACGAAAGTTCATATACTGTAAAATGCTTGAGAGAAGCGAAAGAAATTAAAGAAAAAATGTCGACAATGCTCCCAATTGAGGAATGAATCTTCCTAGGGAATTTCCCTAGGGAGTCTCCCTAGGGAATTCACCTAGGGAGTTCACCTAGGGAATCCACCTAGGGATCTAGGGAATCTCCCTAGGGAAATCACCTAGGGAATCCACCTAGGAATCTAGGGAATCTCCCTAGGGAAATCGCCTAGGG